TCACCGATAGAACCTTCAATCTTGCCGAAGCGCTGCTCTGTTTCTTGCTTTTCCTTATACATAGGATTAAGTTCTGCGAGTAATGAAGGAGCTTTGTCAATGATGTTTTGAGCTTTAGAAGCAGAAGCCAAAACCTGTTCAGCATTTGCCTTTTGAGCTTCAACTTCGCTCGTCAATCCAGATTTTTCTGTTGACAGAACAAGATGCCCGGCATATGTAACTGAATGGCTTTCAGGAATAGCGTAAGTTGCCATTTTTCCATTGGCCTCTATAGTAACATCTACTACCATCTCTGTTTTGCCAGTCTTCTGGTTCATTTCTAATCGAGGAAACGATACCTGAGTGGCTTTGCCTTGAATAAGGCTAAATTCCTGTGTATCAAGAATGTATACAGGATAATTCTGCTTTATATCTTTGAATAACAACATATAGCTTATCTTTTTGAATTGTTAATAAAAAAGAGGGCGCTCAGAGAAGTATAAAACTTCCCTAAGTACCCTCAATTAATTAGGCTGCTGGTTCAGCTGGAATAGAAACGCTCAATGAGCTATTGATAGCATAGCAGTTGGATTTTCCGCATACTATTTTAATCAGACCCTGGGTAGCAGTACCTGCACCATCCCCACCAAAGCCAAAGCCTCCATTGCGGAACAGAGCCAGGAACATGAGGTAAGCAAACGGATTGTTCATCCAGTTGTTCATACCTCCACCCATCATGGCTGCCATCGGGCCCCAATCATCTCTACGGTTATTACCGTTTGCCAAGATGGCAGCTGCGAGCGCGTTGTCGTTGTTATCGCGGTCGCAACAATAGATTTTTTCTACAGTTTCTCCCATAATTTGAAGAACTTAGAAAGTTGTTAAACAATAAAGTTAATTATATGCAGACGCCTCTCTAGAAAAGGCGCAAAGCATCAAGTCAATGACTCCCAAGCGGCAGAATAAATCCATTGCCCTTGTATATCAAGATGTATTCCATTATTACCTAATGAGTTCATAAAATCAGGCATATTCATGTCTGTATAATATGTATCATGTACATCATTGCATATTTTATCAAGATTTAGTATCACGTTATATCCCTTATCTATTGCTAACTTCTCAGCTCCAGAGTAATTACATTTTACAGTATCTGGATAATCTCTATATCCCTGTTGCCCACAGTGAGGTAGCCATACACCAATATCAGAGCCGATATTCTTACCAAGACTTTCAAAATATGTTTTCAAATTGTCCATATTTGTATTCATAGAAGCAATTTGACCTAAAAAAGTTTTATTAGCAAGATTATTATAACACATTTCAAGTATAATAGCATCGCATGGAACAAATTTGAACATGGCACTTCTTAAGTTATATATAGCTTGCTGAGTATATCCACCAATGGCCATGTTATTTATATGTAAAGCATAAGGCAAATCAGATGTTCCCCAGTATGTAATACCCCAATAAATAAGATACTTAGAAGTGTCTGAGCTCTTTGTTATTGTGATAGTTGTCGGTAAACTGGTATCAGTTATATTGAAATATAACCTCATATTTGGTATTCCAAAGCTATCATTTCCACCACTTACTTCCGTTAAATTTTCCATTGATAAATCACAAACATGGTTATTAGCTTCCACAGCTCCTTCTCCATTGAAGTCATTAGGAATAGTATTGACTTTTACTATTCCATTTCCTCTATCAACAGCTATAGTTACACTATCGCCATGAGTATGTGCATGATATAAAAAGTCAAACTTACTATATCCTGCTGGTATGGTAAACTTTATAGAAGCATTTGCAGAATTACTAAATCTTTTAGGAATATTTCTTTGCCACCGAGAATCTTCTGACTTATCAAATTGATAAGGAAAGCTTGCTTCATCAATTTTTGTAGAAACTTGCATTACATTAGTGCCAATTTTTCCTGCAAAATTAGGGTCTTCTCTTCTTGTTTGACCTATGTATTCTGTCTTGAAAGTTCCAATCTCAGTAAATATCGCTTGACTATCATCAGACCACGTATTATCCCAATCTCCAACAAGGGATTTTTTACCATAATCGAATCTTCTATATTGTGGATTGCCCCACCCTAAAGCATTCCATATCATATTAGCATTTGCTTTCTTGTCACAAGTTGGTGGAACAGCTGCTACACCTTTTTCATCTTTTGTAAATGTTGATTGAAATGCAAAAATACTATCCCCGCAAAGTGTTAAATAAACATCCTTAAATTGTGGCTTTATTATAGGAAACTTACCAACTGAATTTGGAATAATAGTTTTAGCTCTTTGTTTAATAGTACTTATTTTTTCATTATCTTCAAGCTCAGCAACTCTTGTTTCTAAATTGTATATATCGCGTTGTAACGCTGTAAAATCTTTTATACTTTTTAAGTATATGCATACATAAAATGTTTTATCTGTAGAAGCATAAGTATTCAGCATTAAATACCCATCTTTAGTAGGAGTATATTCAATCGTTTCATTGTTATCAAAACTCTTTTTTGTTTCAAAAACGGCTTCATAGCCTCCATTTAATGAGCCTTGTGTATATGTCACATAACAAGATAAAGACTTAAATTTAGTGTTAGCTGTATTACTAATAAGATTTTGTACTAATCTTATTTGATATTTTTTGCCAGCATATAATTTTTTCTTAAACCATGAAAAATTAATGTTAGTGTAGTTATTTGTATCATTATTACCTGTAAGAGTTCCAACTTCAATTTCGTCTGTTGCTATACCCGATTTTTGAATAGCTTGTTTTACAGTAACCGATACAGAGCTATTAACAGTTGCACGCATGTTAAACATCAAATATCCATTCACATCAGGAATAAATTCAATTTCTAAAGGTAATCCTTTTGCTTTACTAAATTCACCTATTTTAACATACCCATACAAATTAGTACCTTGGACATTGTCTGTATATAATGATATGTTGTTTATTTCTTCTTCATTGGTATATTCTATGCCAAACTTATACTTATTTCCTTTAATAAGTTCTAAATCTGTGAAATTGAATGCTATATTTGGGCCAGAAGCACTCTCTTCATTATTACCAGTTAAAGTATATAAACCTATATTAACAACATCTTCAAGCTCAGCAACGTCAGATGATAGCTTGTCAACGTCAGATGATAGCTTGTCTGCATAATTTTGCAATGACGACAAAATATTCATATAGAATTTCTCTTGCCAAGATTGCTCAAAATTAACAGAACTTCCTTCACCTATGTAAATACCCCACAATAACCCATACGTATATTTGCCTTCAGGATAAGTACTAACAATAGTCCAGTTGCCACCTGTTGTGTCTTTATAGAACCCTTCTCTTATAAGGTTATGTGCTGCATAAGCATCACAAGCTCCAAACCTTAAACTATGAACGGCTTGAGTTCCTATTTCAAGTTCAAGTGTATAATAATCTTCAATGCCTATATCAATTTTCTCAGATAATGGTAATTTTATTATATCACCACTTTTTAATTGATTGAACTCATCTGGTGTTACAGTAATAGTATCAATCAATTCTGTAAATGCTGTATTTATGGTGGCACCGTTTCCTTTATAAAGTCTGAAAATTAAACTGCTACTGATAGTTGAATTACTACTTTTAATGACAAACAGCGTTTCAATTTCCTGAGCAGCAACCCCGTGAATAACAGAAGCCCAGTTAGTTTGTAGGCCTCCTAAGTCGGGTTGTTTATTTGCTATTCCTCCAAAAGTAAATAGCTTATTTTTAGTTGTTAGGCTATTATCTTCAAGCTCAGCAACGTCAGATGATAGCTTGTCAACGTCAGATGATAGCTTGTCAACGTCAGATGATAAATCTGTATAAATTTTACAAGATATGCTAATATCTGATAAAGCGGCAGTGTTAAACATTATATATCCATCTTGCTGCGCGATAAAATCTACAATAAACTCGTTATTCGAAGAAAGGTTTTTATAAGCTTCTATAATAGCAGCATATCCTCCAGATAAATTTCCTTTGTTAGTTGTTATATAACAACTAATACTTTTTACATTTCCAGTTGCCGTAAATTGTAATCGCCCTTTATATCCTTTTTTAAGATACGTATTACCCCAATAAAAAGCAATTTTGTCTTCTCCAATACCATTTATAGTACCGGTTTCTTTAATTCCGCTGTGCAAATTTAATTCTTCATACGAAATAAAAGCCCATTCGTTGTCGTCTGTATTATATATTATAGCAAATCCTGAATTTTTTAATGTTATGCCATTAAAATTTGAATATACACCTAATTCTAAAGCAATATAAAATACTGGGCCATCTGGAGTTCCTGGATTAGTAGTTGGCGTAGCTATACCAGCGAATGTTGCATTTTCTCCAACAGCACTAACAATACTGTTGAGAGTATTCTGCAAAACAGCACCAGTAATTTCTTGGTTACCATTCGTTTTTATAACGCCTGCGATAGTTGCTTTTAATGTTGTCCAATTTGCCATATTACTCTATATCAAAATCGTTATTAAAGTCATTATTAAAGTCACCGCCTGCTAATTCAGGTTCATATCCGCCTATATTAGCTATAACAGTATCAGTCTCAAATTCGCATTCAACTGCAGCTAAATCTCCTTGGTCTTCCCATTCAGGCTCCATACTAAATGTTGTCAAATCGTAAGTCTGCAGTTTACTTGTAATTTGTTTGCTTTCACATAGCCTTACAATCCTAAGAGCATCACATAGATATTCAGGAGCTACAAATGTAAACTTATAAATCTTTTTGCTTATTTGGCTCTCAATAAATGTATAGCCCATCCGCTCAGTAGCTTCTTCCTCAAAGTCATATTCAGGTTTACCGATTTGTGTATTCAAGTAGCACCTAAATTTGAAATTGTCAGAAAAATCTACTATACCATTTTTAAGCTCAAAGTTATATGAGTTGTAATACTCAAGAAGCAGATAATCGTCTACCTTATTGCATACTGTAAAAATATCAGAATATATAGTTCCTAAACCAGATATAGATATTGCCAAATAGTATTGGCCTTCATGCACAATTCCTATAATAGGAAGAGTGCCAGGATATTTCAATAGTTTAAATCCAGTAAATGACTTAATCTGTAAACCATTTTCTTTTATACTAGTCGTTATATCAGTATATTTTCCTGTGCTGGAATTATATAGTCTAACCCAATTCACAGATGTGCCGCTGGCTAAAACTACTTGAAATGGCAATAACATATTCCTGTAGGTTATAAGCTGATAAACCTGGCCAAATGCATAGTCTTTACGATGATTTTGCAGAGCAATATTATCGTAAAAAGGTAGTGGCGATATGTTATTATTTACTAACTTCACGCTGTAAATTTAGTGATTATAAATAATATATAAAAATTTTCTAACGTATTTAACATAAGCATTATTCCGGCCTGTAAAGCAGATTTACTTTAGCCATTCTAGTGTCTAAACTGATAGATATTTCGTCTATTTTGCCGTTTCCAAATGCTGTTTTAATAAGTTCTAGTTCGTCTAGGTCTTCTTCTGTAGGAAATTCTATAGTATGTTTCATACATTTTTTTATGCCCCTCGCATATAAATAATTAAGCACATTAGACTCTATGCTATAGGCTGGCATATCCCATAAATAAAAATTCTGCAAATATATCCATGAGGCATACCAATTCTGAGCTACAGCAGTATAAATGTCTTTGTTTTCATCGACAAGGCCATTTACTGTTATTATTGGCAATTCGAGAGTAGAACCATTTTTAACTGGGCATAATAGAGCAAAACCATCTTCAGAAAAATTTGAAGGATTGAATAGCATATAGTCTACATCAGATGAAAACTGACCTATATTTATTTCTTCTGTTTTATCTTTTTGAATATAGTTAGATTTAACATCAATAGTATTACCGCCAAACAAGTCTGTTACGTCATCCATCCAGGCAAATTCGTATCGCTGATTTAAGTCTGACTTATCATATTCTATTTCAGATTGAAAATAAGACGATAGTTTTTTATTAAACTGGTCTGTGAGCTTTGTAAAATCAAGCTGATAATTTGATTTGCCAGAATAACTACCACCATTCATGAAGAAATATATGTGCTCAATTTTAAATTTATTATCTTCTATATACCAATAGCATCTAAAACAGTCGCGCAGCATTTTCATAAGTTCTTCTAATGAAGCTTCCGCTTTTTGAGCTGGCCGGTCATAGTCTCCTTTAAGTATATTAGTTTTTTGTGTTATATATACATAAAATCTTTCCATTCCTAACGGATTAGAACTTCCATATAAGAATTGACTATATTCAGATGTTGGTTCGTGCGTAATATTTGGGTCTATTTTTTTAAGTATAGCTTTTATGGCCGCACCTATAGAATAGCTATCTTTTAATGTATATTGCTTTCTTAGTCTTTCTTCAAAATGCTCATAATAGCTATCATACACATACCACAGTGAAGCATTAGCCCATGAGTTTTTACTAATAGGCAATGGCCTACTTATACCAGCGGAAGCAGGTATAAATTCATTAGTAAAATATTCTCCGTAGTCATTCAACCCATATTTTGTTGGCTCTGTTACTGTTCTTGAAGTGCAAAAGAATAGTCCTCCAGTTAAGCCTATACACTTTTTATAATTTCTGTTATCTGTTACAAAATCATCTGATGGCAAATTATATGTATTCTTTACTCCCTCTGAGTCAGATACGGTATCTACATCGCATAATAATCGCTGATATATATGATATAAGAATGGGCTTTCTATAGTAAATTTATCAGAAGGATTACTTACGTTTACCATTTCTATATTCTCGCGTCCTATATAGCAATTACCAGCATTTGTAAACATCCACTGTTTTACAGATTGATAAAGTACTGCGCCATCGCTATTACGTTTAATATAGATATAAGCCTTTGTCATCGGGGTATCTGTTCCCATATAACAAGTATAACCATTCCAACAACTCCAATATCCATTTGTACCAGCATATACCCCATTAACATCAGAAATACCAGCTCCTCTTATATAAAATTCATTTCCTGCTTTTATATAAGAAAAGTAGTATTTATTTACCAAGGTATCATAGTCATCAATAGCTTCATTCACATCATCTTCCCAGTATATGCCACCGAAGAAATTAGATATAGAATTGGCCCCGCTGATATACACCTGCATAAGAGAGCGTTTATGCAGGTTTATTTTAGATATTTCAGGAGCAAGCTTTATAAGGTCATAAGTATTTTCATACTTGTTCATAACCTCAGTATATCCATCTACAGCTGTAGTTTTAAGTTCACATTTCTTCTTATCATGGTCAAATTTACAATCAGTCTTACTAAATTCGCCTCTGTAATATTCAACCCATTTTTTGGAAGTATTATTATATTTATCTACTATAAAAATAAGTTGGTCTTCTATGTTTGATTGGCTTATTATTTCATAATCACTACCAAATAAGTTTATTTTTCCATCTAACGAAATGCGGAAAAATTCTTGACCACTTTCTTTTGTGTATTTCTTATTAAGCTCTTTGTAATGAGGTCTTACTTCTACTTTATCACCGTTATTCTTTGATATATAGAATTTATATTTCGGAGGTATCATATCTTTTAGTTTTTAATTATGCGTTTAACATTTCTATGTTGCATTATAACAGTTCCATCTGGCATAGTATAATACCTTGTTTCATTCTGCTTTCTAATGCTTCGTACGTCATCCTCAATTTTAGAGAGGTCCATATTATTATTAGAATTAAGAGAAATATTTAGCTTATCAGAATTACCAAATGCATTTAAATACTTATCTTCGAATGTTCCTTTGTTGAAGCTATCTATTACATCTGGTAGTATCTTACGATATTTTCTTGTTCTTTGCTTATTAATGATAGCAAGAGCCTCACCACCTTCAGCTTTCATACGACGCTTCTTTTTATTCTCTACACCCAAATCGATGTCATTACCTGATGCATGAGAACCTCCTTCCAAGAACTCAAGACCACCTTCACCATATTCTTCTGATTGACTTGCGGTTACCTGCTTAGCTTTAACTTTCGCAACAGCAAATGAGGTCCACATCGTAGCAATAGCAGCCAATGCAAGGGCTGGGCCGACGATAGGTATTGAAGAGAATGAGCTCCATAAATTAGCAGAAGCAGTAATAAGTGAAGATGCTTGAATTACAGTATTAAGATTTTCTTGATGCTTTTGGGCAGCAGCAAGCATTTTCTGTTTTTCTTGCTGGTTTTTCTTTTCTTGTTCAAGTTCTTTTTTAGCTGTTGCTACATTGTTAGCATATCCATTATTTCTTGCTTCTACTTCTGCATCGTAAGCACTCTGTGCAGCTTCTACTCTTTTTTCTGCAGCTTCTACAGCTTGTTCTGCTAATTGAACTTCGGCATCCATTATAGACTGAAGTTGTTCAATTACTATATTAACTGCATCTCCAAGAGCATCTATCTGGTCATCGCTAAATCCAAGCTTTTCAAGTAAAGTACCTCCTAAACCTTTTTTGCCAATATTCATTATGAAGTTATCAAGCTCAGATAATTCACGGTCTATTCCTTTTATGGTAGATTTAGCAGTATCTATTTGAGCTTGACTCCAATCAAGTCCACCAGACTCAGCAAGTCTTATCTGTTTTTGCCATCTGGCTTTTTCTTGCTCAAGCTTAAATCGTGTTATTTCTGTTTCACTTCGCTTAACTTCATTGAATATAGCTTCATCTAAAGCCTGTTGCTCATCAAAGCCTGTCAATTCAAATGAACCTTTAATCTGAGTTGCAGATTTATCAAATTTAGCATTAATAGTAGATGTGCTTACTTGTTCAGCAGCAGGTTTTGCTACATTTGCAGCTAATGCTGCTTGACGAGCAATTTCATTTTGCTCAAGAAGAAGTTTAAGCTCTTCATCGGAGCCTTTTTTCACTAATGCTAATTGGCCTTCTACATTCTGTTTTCTTATGTCAAGTATTTGCTGGTCGTATTGAGCCCATATTTCAAGCTTTTTCTTATTCAATTCTATAAGAATTTCTTCTTCAGAGCGTGCGTATTCGTCTCCAGCATTTCTTAATTTTTCATTTGTTTCAAGAACTAAAGCATACTCCAATTCAAGATTTTCTTCGACTAATTTGCGTTCCTGAGCCAAAGATTGTTCTATGCCTGATGTATCTTGAGAAACGGAAACTTGTGTTGTTACAAGAGGTTGGTTTTGTTCAGCCGCACTAACAGCTTGTCCAGTATCAACAGCATTTACAGTTTCTCTTCTTATCTTAAGAGCACTTACTTGCTGTTCTTTTTCAATCTGTTGCAATTGAAGTGCCAAAAGCTTCAAGTTATTAGCAACCGTGTCAGTTATCCACTTCTGTTGTTGCTCTATTTGCTTCTTTTGGCTTTCTGTAAGTTGTTTATATTTGCCTTCTACATTTTTTACATATTCTTCGTTTTTGCGATACATTTCGCGAAGCTTATTATTCGTGTCTTGTACTTGGTCTGCAGCAGCTTTACGCCTTTTAGCATATTCATCATTTTGTAGTTCAGTGATACTTTCTTCATATTGCTTTTCAAGATTGATAGCATTACGATTTATAGTATCTGTGAGGTCACGCGGCTCTCTTTTACGAGTTTTATGAGGTTCATCTATTCCTGCCGCTTTTAATTCTGCTTTCGCAGCCTTTTCATAGCCAGCTGCTAAATCGAAATAAGCATCTCCTGTTTTCTCAGCTGCATTAGCTTCATCATTAAGGTCTTTAATTCGTTGCTTTTTAAAGTCCTCTGCAGATAGTTGATTAGCTAAATTTACATTTGCTTGTACTACATTATTGCCATCTACACTTCCTCTTAATGAAGATTGTACAAATGCATTCTTGGCCTTGTCCCAGAAAGACGGACTTTGTGCAGCTTCTGTCTCTGCTTTGTTTCTAGCTATCAATGCTTCTTCATATTTCTTAGAAGCAAGTTCTTGTGCTGCTGCAGCTTTAGCTCTTAATTTAAGAGCATTTATTACGGCCTCAGTGTTATTTATAAAGATATTTTCAGCATCAGTTACATCATTGACAGCTATTCCTAGCTTATCAAATTCTGACTTATTATCTTTTATCCACTGATTTTTTTCTGCTGTTGTTTTAAGTCCTTTCCATTCTTGCTGTAATTGCTTTATAGATACTATGTTATCACCATATCCACCATTTGTTTCCTTTAGCTCTTTAGCTATGTTATCTAAAGCATCATTCATAGAAATTACAGCAGCTTTACCTTTAAACAAGCTGCCAATCCAAGATATAATTTCTTTACCAAACATAGAGAATGCAGTAAGTAAAACTACTAATGCTGTATTCCAGCTAAACAAAGCCTTAACTATTGAACCTGTTACACTTACTGTTGCTTTACCTTCTGCTTGCAAAAGTTTATTCTGAGCGCGTAATCTGTTAATTTCATCAACTACCATAGGTATATTATTTGATATACCTAAGAAGAATGTATTAAGCGATACAGCTGCAGCAGGTAATTCTCGTACTACTTGAGAAATAGAAATACCTAAGCCATCCCATGTTTTTTGGTAATGGCCTACAGACAATTTATAATTACCTGTTGCTTCTTGCAATTTTATCATTTGCTGATAAATTGCATTTGTCTCAGCTTCAAGCTTTTTACCAGAGTCAGCAGCTTCTCTCTCAGCTGCAGACATCTGATTAAGTCGTATTTTATTTAATGCATATTGAGCTGAAAGTCTATTATAAGAACCTTCTGCAGAATTAGCAATTGTAGCCTGTAATTGAGCAATCTGATTTGCTTCTCGTATTTGAGTTGAATAAAGTTTAAGCTGCTGATTTTCTTCTGACTGAGCATAGGCAAGTTTCTCTTGAGCCTGAGCTAATGGGTCTACTGTAGCTTTCTGCTGTTTTCTAGCAGAAGTAAGCTCAGCAATCTTAGCTTTTAACTCAAGTAATCTTTTACCTTCATCTGACTGTAAATAAGCTAACCTTTGCTCTGCCTTTTCTACTTCAGACAGAGTTTGGATATGAGGCTTCATTTGGTCATCAAGGGCCTTAATCTGATTTTTCAAATTAAGAATATCATTGAGTAGCTGTTGCCCCATTTCACTATCTGCCCTTTCAGCCGCAGTTAAAGACTTATATAGCTCAACTGTTTGCTTTAGGTCAGACTTAAGACGGTCATAAGAAGATATAGCTTGCTGGATATAACGCTGCTGTTCTACAGTTGCTCTATTAGCATCTGAAGTTTGTGCTTTAAGCCAAGCAATCTGTTTACCTGTATCAGATAAAGCTAATTTAAGCTCATTCTGAGCTCTTTCAAGTCTTGACGTAGATGCTGTTGCTTCATCAATAGCTTTACGCCCTTCACTTGTAGCTCCACTAGCAGATTTAAGAGAATGCACAATCCTATCTGCACCTGCCCTGATAGCATTTACCATTGTCTCGTATGACTGATTGAGCTCGCCAAGTTGCTTGACAAGCTTTTCAATCGAGTCATCCGGCTCAATTATATCGCTATATTTTATCTTATCGTCTTCAGCCATAATTATTTCCTTTTATGCCGTTTAACACTCTTGCTTTCTGCTTCTAATTGCTGTTTTATATTGTCAACAGCATTATAGAATTGAAGTACTGTCATCTTTTTAGCATCCATACTTGTTTTTTGAGCTATCAAAAGGCAAGTACTTTCAAACTGCTTATCATATTTTATTTCAACAGACTCACTTCCTATGTATGATTTTGGAGAATGCATATTAAGCATTATCATATCTATGGTTTCTATCTGTTCAGAGTTATCTGTGTCATTTATCATAGAGTCCAACACAAGAAGTGTTCTTTGCTTTAACTTATCGTATGCATCTTTTTCCTTTGGATTTACAAAATCTCCTGTAAAGTACATTTCAAGTTCGGTGGTTACTTTTTTTTTAAGCCAAGTCAAAAAGTCTATAATCTTTGAATGCTTTATTTCTTTAAGCCTGGCCAATATATTTTTAAGTCCATCGTCTGACAAATCATTAACTTCTTCACCATCTATGCTGTGAATAAGAGCTGCAAAAGCTAAATACCTCGGTGAAATTTCATTATTCACCATATACATATTTTGCCTCATATTTTGCAGTTCTTGCAAGGCTTTTTTGGCATTATTGCTTTTAATGAATTTAGCAACACGGGTTATATGGGCATCAATATCATCTGCATCTGAGCCAATTCCAGAGTCTATAAGCAAATACTTATTGTACTTCTGAAAATTTACAATGGGCATTTCATCTATGCTGTCATATACCCGTACGACTTTTTTATTTACTATCAGGTTTTTCATATTAAAATTCGCGTTATAGGGGTTGATATGATAGGAATAAGTATAATACTCATCTCGTTAAAGAAAATAGCGAGAATGATAGCGAGAATAAGCGACGTCCAAAAGCTTAAGCAAAAGTCACAATCGAATAATTGAGAAATAAGCTTAGGAGCTCTGGTAATTATCTCATCACGCGCACCGAGTTTTCCAATTAGCAAAATAGCAAATGCTGCTGCTAAGGCTATATATATTAAAGCCGAAAGCATTGTTATAAAATATACCGTTGACATAATTCTCTAGTTGTTAAAGTAAATTCAATTCGTATTCCTGCATAAGGGTACATGAAGAATTGTTTATCAATATCTTGTATACCTTCTCCTTTATAAGTATAGTTATTATAGATTTTCTCTATTGAATAACCTTTGTATATATTTTCAAAGCGCTCATATATATCATTTATAACGAGCTTACCAGTTGTAGTAATAAGACCCGGAGTAGTTAATACTCGCATAATTTCATCTTTTACTTCTTCTGTATGCATAACAGTTTCATCTTCATAAATACTACTGAGGTCATACCAAAATATAATGGCCCCGCTGAAAGTATATTGTGGCAATGATTGAACTACTTCAGTAATCTTTTGTGGGTCATAAATATCAAACCATGAAAAATTGCCAAAGTTATCATTTGGTAAAAGCGACACATATTCTCCATTGCCATTATACATTGCAGGATATATAAACTTATTACCATCTGGCCTATGTTCTACAAGCTTATATGCTCTACCAAATGCATAATTAAGCCACTTAAGTCTGTTCGTAAGTGACTTTTGCATATCCTGTAATATCTTATCAAGCAATACAGGGTCTTCCTTAAATCTTATTTGTACTGAGTTTTCCTTCATTTCCTTATTGCCTGTTTTAATCGTTTAACTAATTCTTTTCTTATATGAGAACGAACTATTCTGGTAAAGTTTTTATCCGTTAAGCGAAAAATCTCTTCACCATATTTCTCAATAAGCTCAGGTGTTTTTTCATCACTCGCAGTCACATAAAAACCTTCTGAGTCAAATACTACAAACATAGACTCATGAAAAGCACCTGTGTCTCGCAATGTGACCCTTGTAGTAGGCTGACCTTTTTTCTTTTTTATTTGTATGGTTTTAGGCTTATATGGCATATAATCCATTATCTTTTCACCTCTACCGTTGATACCACGACGATATAACTGGTCATCTGCTATAGCTGATACTATTACATCTTCTTTGTCACGCACAATATCTTCTAATAGCATAGGCAAGCTATCCTTAAAACTTCGCAGCCTATATTCCAGATTGCGAAGTGTCGCATTATATCGTTTTACAGTCATACTTATACAGTTCTATATTTAATGCCATTGTTTCGGCATGGCAAACATACTCTATCAATTCCAGAAGTACTTAGTTTAATGGCCTTAAAAGCCATATCTAGCTGATAACTTAAACCTGATTTTTTCATAGAAGAAGAGTCACCATCTACCTCATATAATATATCAAGTCGAGAAGCATTGATTGAATGCCTATTTGTTCTTACATTAGAGTTGTATGCAAATTCACGTAACATATCTACGGCTACCTGCTTAGCTATGACATCTTGAAACATCATTCTCTGCTCAACTATAAAGTCTGTAATATCACAGCTTACAGTAACTTCTAAGTTTAATCCGTAGTTATTATCATAGGTATATTGATTGTTTTCAACATCCCACAAATGTAAGCTTTCGTCTTCTATACTTATAAGTTCTTCATTTACGAAGAATGGATGAATTTCAAGATATTTAGACCATGCCATCCAAGCAAGTAATTCTCTACGCGAGCATGAGCCACAGGGCTCTTTTGACCAGTCTTTATCTTTTCTGATAGCTTGGCTTCCCTCTGGAAGTTCGGACTGAAAATAGCATAAATACCAACTTCCTCCTGCATCATTATCTTCACTTTGATATGGCAAATAGAGGTCATCGACTGTAAACCATTCAGCACTATTATCTCGTATCTTATTAAGCTTTATAATCTTTACTGGAGCATCCATACTTGAATGCATAAGATACAAAGTATATTCTCCAGCTTTAGTAAACTGAAGGCATATTTTATTTATCTTTGCAGTTACGCCCTTTGCTCTTACTGGTACAATTTCAAAACCAACTAAGTTTTTCTTATTCTTTACGGTATCTACTAATCTACCTGTTCCATCAAACAAAGTACGACTTTCACATAATGGCTTGTTTGTTCCTTCTGCCGTTTTTTCATTGCAGTATCTAGCAATAGCTTTTTGAATGCTTGCTTTTGTTTTGCTCTCGAGCCATTCAGAAAATAAATTGGTTTCAACCCAATACTCAGACTCAATATCGGGCTGTTTTCCTTGTGCTTTTTGAAGCGCTTTATATTGTGTTCCTTGATAATCAACTACATTGCCTTTGCTATATTCCTTTTCAGAACTGTATTCTGGAAAAGTGATATTTTTAAAATC